AATGAAAGATGGTCTTATTGAAAGAGTTGATAATACAATGAGAACTCATAAAAAAATTCAAGTTGAAACAACAACAGGAATAAAACAACTATTAAATGGTTAATAATGAAAACTGACTTAAGAATTTTAGAAGAACTAAAGAGATATAATCAAATTAATAAATACATAAACGAACAAGAACTACCACCAGCACCAGGGGGAGAAGTTCCACCAGTACCTGGAGGGGAAATACCACCAGCACCAGGGGGAGAAGTTCCACCAGCAGGTGATGTTCCAGCTCCAGCTCCTGATACTGCAGCAGGAGCACCTGCACCACCAACAGCACCACTACCTGAACCAATTGACACAGAGTCCGACCCTGATGTTGAAAAATTAGGAGACGAAAAGAAAAAAGGTGATAAGGAAGAAATTGAAGTCACTGATTTAGTTAAAGGACAAAAATCTGTTGAAGAAAAACAAGATGAATATTTCGAAAGTTTATTCAACCATCTCAATGATTTGGAATCCAAATTAAATGCTATGGATGGTATATTAGATAGATTAAATTCTATTGAAACTAAAATTGAAAAATACAGAGTTAAAACACCTGAAGAAAAATTAGAACTTAGAACTTTAGATTCAGGTCCTTTTAACCAAAAATTAAGTAAGTTTTTTGAAGACAAGGAGGAGGAAATGGAAGCGAGTGGAAAAAATGAATATGTTTTAACCACAGACGAAGTTGAAAGTTATTCACCTAATGAAATTAAAAGAAGTTTCAGAGATTTTGGTGATACTGAGATGACTCCTGAAAATGACGTAAGTAAATTCAAAAAAATATATTAGAACTTAATTTGACAAACCCACGGCTGACACTTACTATTGTGTATAATATTTCTTAACAAAAAACTTTTTAAACATTATGGCGACAAATCCATTAGATGCTATTTTAGCTCAGTACGAACAATCACAAAAATCAGGTAGTAATACCAACAAAATGTCTCAAGATGAGAGAATGAAGAAATACTTCGCAGCTCTTCTTAAGGACAATGAAAAACAAGGACAAAAAAGATTAAGAATCCTTCCAACTACAGATGGAAGTTCACCTTTCAAAGAGGTGTGGTTTCACGAAATCCAAGTAGATGGTAAATGGCAAAAGTTCTATGACCCAGGTAAAAATGATAATGAGCGTTCTCCACTTACAGAAGTATATGAAGAACTTATGTCAACTGGTAGAGATGCCGACAAAGAACTTGCAAAACAATACAAACCTCGTAAATTTTACATTGTTAAACTTATCGACAGAGATAATGAAAACGATGGAGTTAAGTTTTGGAGATTCAAACACAACTACAAAAACGAAGGTATCTTAGATAAACTTATTCCTATCTTTAGAGCAAAAGGTGATGTAACCGATTCTCAAAAAGGTAGAGATATTATCTTAGAGATGACCAAAGCAAAAACCCCAAAGGGTGCAACATATACAGTTATTCAAACTATTATGTATGATGACCCAGCTCCACTCCACGAAAACAAAGAAACAGCTGAAGGTTGGTTGAATGATGAACTATCTTGGGCTGATGTTTACTCTAAAAAACCAGTAGAATACTTGGAAGCTATTGCCAAAGGTGAAACACCAAGATGGGATAGTGAAAAGGGTGGTTATGTTTATAGTAACTCAGATTCAGGTGAAGTTGTATTAGGTGGTAAATCCACACCAACTTATTTGGACGATTCTGATGATTTCGAACCAAGTGGTGACCTTCCGTTCTAAAAATATTTTTTAACCCGAACCCCATTAACAAAGTGGGGTTCATTTTTAAATCCTAAATGAAAATTCAAATTAAAATGATTGATGCTCTTGCTCTTAAATACGAGAGTGAGATAGCAGAGGCTGAGGCCACTTTATTGGTTTATTTCTCTAACTCAGTTGGTATTGGTGAACATCCACAACATTTAGAAGAAATGGACAAGTATGTTGAGAAAATGGCTAATGCTAAAGACAAGTTGGAAACACTAAAAGAATTTGTAAAATATAATTTAAACGATGGCAATTAAGAAAACGGATTTCAGTAGTATTAAAAAGAAGTTCTCCACCTCAGCAAAGTACAAACAACAAAGATACTTTGACTTGGGTACTGAGTTCTTGGATGCTGTTGGATTACCAGGTCCTGCTGTAGGTCACCTAAATATGTTTTTAGGTCACTCTGATACTGGTAAAACAACTGCTTTAGTAAAAACTGCAGTAGATGCTCAAAGAAAGGGTATTCTACCTGTGTTCATAATCACAGAACAAAAATGGAGTTTTGAGCACGCAAAATTGATGGGACTACAATGTGAAGAAGTTGTGGACGAAGAAACGGGTGAAGTTGATTGGGATGGTTTTTATATCTTCAACAATAACTTCGAATACATTGAACAAATCACAGATTATATCAACGACTTACTTGATGCACAAGAAAAAGGTGACCTTGAATATAGTTTATGTTTTATGTGGGACTCAGTTGGGTCAATTCCTTGTAAAATGACATTTGAAGGTAAAGGTGGTAAACAACATAACGCCTCAGTTCTTGCCGATAAAATTGGTATGGGTATCAACCAAAGAATCTCAGGTTCTAGAAAAGCGGATTCAAAGTTTGAAAATACTTTGATTATCGTTAACCAACCTTGGGTTGAATTACCTGATAACCCATTTGGACAACCAAAGATTAAAGCTAAAGGTGGTGAAGCAATATGGTTGAACTCTTCTTTGGTATTTTTGTTTGGTAATCAAAAAGGTGCTGGAACAACCAAGATTACGGCAACTAAAGATAAGAGAAGTGTTAAGTTCGCTTCAAGAACAAAAGTATCTGTATTAAAGAACCACATTAATGGTTTGGGATATGATGATGGTAAGATAATTGTAACTCCCCACGGATTCTTATCAGGTAAAGATACAACAGAAGAAAAAGTTTCTATTGAAAAATATAAGAAAGAATACGCAGATTATTGGAAAGATTTATTAGGTTTGGAGGGAGATTTTGATTTGAAAGAAGAAAAAGAATATGAATAAACTAAAAGTAATATCACTATTTTCTGGTTATGGTACACAAGAGTTGGCACTGAAATACATTGGTGCTAACTATGAAGATGTTGCAAATTGTGACATCCTTAAAGTTGCGAACATAGCTTATGATTCATTACACGAGACAACATTGGGTAACTTGGGGGACATATCAAAGGTAAACGAAGATAGTTTCCCCCAATGTGACCTGATGACCTATTCTTTCCCTTGTCAAGATATATCAATATCAGGGGTACAAAAGGGTATTCAAAAAGGTACAAGAAGTGGTTTGTTATATGAAGTTGAAAGGATTTTGACAAAGAACCAACCGAAGTATCTTTTGATGGAGAATGTTAAAAACTTGGTATCACATAATCACATTGAGAACTTCAAAGCTCATATTTCATTCTTAAATGAATTGGGTTATGGTTGTTCTTGGAAGGTATTGAATGGCGCCGACTTTGGTTGTCCACAGAATAGAGAGAGGGTGTTTATGATGTCCGTATTTGGTTTGACAAATAATGAAGTTGAAACAATTATGAGTGGTGTTGAGAAACATAAGAAAGATAGAGTTCCTATGAGACCATTCATCGAAAATGAGATTACAGAGGACTTATTTATCACTTGTGACATTACACCTAACCATCCCAAAAAAGATAGTGTGTGCAAACTTGTGGCAAGGAGAAACGATGTTAACTACGACCAAGCAAGACGAGTTTATTCGATTGATGGTTGTTCCCCTTGTTTAACAACAACTGGTTCACCACAGATTATGGTTGATGGAAGAATAAGAACTATCACAGGAAGAGAGGCTTACAGATTTATGGGTGTTAGAGAAGAAGATATTGATAAACTATTATCAACAAGTTTAACAACTAATAATCATATTGCGTTGGCGGGTAACTCCATTTGTGTACCAGTAATGGAAGCTATCTTTACCGAGTTCTTGGGTGAGTATATCACTCAAACGAAAGAAACAAAATCGTTCACACAATTAAGTTTATTTTAAATGACAAAAACACTTGTTATTGATGCGAACAACTTGATGAAGATAGGCTTCCATGGCGTGAAAGATTATTATCATAATGGAAATCACATTGGGGGTATATGGCATTTTCTCAATACAACTAGAAGATTTATTGAAGAATATAATTTTGATAAAGTAATGGTTTTTTGGGATAACGAAGGTAATGCTAATAAACGAAAGTTAATTTACCCCCAGTACAAAGAAAATAGAATCCAAGAACAAAATGAGTTTAAGGTTCAATCATTTACCTTTCAAAAAGAGAGGGTAAAACAATACTTGGAGGAGATGTTCATTCGTCAAGTGAACATAGAAAATAACGAAGCTGATGACTTGATTGCATATTATTGTCAGATAGCAACTGACGAGAAGATTACCATTTTTTCATCAGATAAAGATTTAACCCAACTTATATCCAAGAATGTTTCCATTTATTCACCATCAGCCAAACAATTGTATAATTTTGGTGATAAAATTAAACTCAAGGAACACGAGATTCCTCACAACAATATTTTGGTTTATAAAATATTAGCGGGAGATAAATCCGACAATATTGATGGAATATATTATTTGGGTGATAAAACTTTATTCAAATTATTTCCTGAACTACTTGAACAAGACGTAACTATTAACGATATTTTATCCAAGGCAGAAAATCTCCTTAAAGAAGACAAAGAAAATAACACTCTTAAAAATCTTTTGACAGGTAAGACAAGAACTGGAATTTATGGTGAAGAATTTTTTGAAATTAACCAAAAGATTGTAGATTTGTCAAACCCATTGATTGATGATGAAGGGAGAGAAGTGGTTGAACTTTATTATAAAGAAACACTTGACCCTGATGGAAGAGGACATCGAAATCTAATTAAAATGATGATGGAAGATGGATTTTTTAAGTTCTTACCGAAAGGAGATGACGCTTGGGTTAATTTCTTAAAACCCTTTTTAAAACTTACAAGAAAAGAAAAACACAATTTTAAAACAAAAAAGTAAAACACAATGAGAGAGCAAGACATTACCAAATTGGAGTTCTTAATGATGGTTAACGACAACATCATAGTTCAAAGATACTTCAATGTTAGAGATTACAATCCTGATGCAAGAAATTCAGTTGATTTCAAAGAGTATATGGATGATTTAATCCATAACTTGAATTATCAACTTAAGATGAAAGCTGTGAGTTATTTGTTGGAGAATCAATATGATATCACAAACAAACCTGACATCCTTAATACCTCCTATGTAGATGGCCCTGAGTACTTTAACATTTATTTAAAACAAGGGGACAAGTTACTTTGTCATAGAAGATTTGACGCTAAAATCTACCCTCCAAAGATTAGATACACAGTTGACATCAGACAAACAATCAAAGGAATTTTATCAGAATTAACTAGTTTATTTTCAGCAAGAGACCTTTCTTTTGATTATCTTGGACTTAATACAAGAGTGTAATATTTATTCATACAACAAATTTAAACTATGTCATCTAACAAAAATTTTGATTATTTAGGGAGCTCATTTCAGATACAACTACTTAATCAAATTGTGGTAGATAGTACCTTTTCAAGGTCAATAATTGATGTAATAGAACCTAATTATTTCGAAAACAAATACTTCAAACTCATCATACAGATGATTAAAGAGTATAATCAAAAGTGGGACTCAGTGCCCACTTTTGACACATTGGAACAAATCACAAAATCTGAGTTTCAACAAGAACAAATTGCTAAAGTAGTAATTGACACACTTAAGAAAATTAAGGATGCACCTATCTCTGGTGGGGATTTCGTTCAAGAGAAAGCGTTAAAGTTCTGTAAACAACAAGAGTTACAAAAAGCTATCACTAAAGCACAAAAAGTAATTGATGGGGGTGAGTTCGAAAACTACGATACCCTTGAGGAAATGATTAGAGATGCCCTACAAGTGGGTATCAATGAAAACGGAATGTTGAGTGTATTCTCAAACTTGGATGATGTACTAAACGAAGATTTTAGACACCCAATTCCTATGGGTATTGGTGGTATCGATAGATTATTAAAAGGTGGTTTAGCTAAGGGTGAGATTGGTGTTGTGTTAGCACCAACAGGTGTGGGTAAATCAACATTCTTGACCAAGATTGCCAACCACGGATTTAACTTGGGTTATAATATTCTTCAAATATTTTTTGAAGATAATCCCAAGGTTATTCAAAGAAAACATTTTACATTGTGGACTAAAATCCATCCAGATGATATGTCTAATAAGAAGGAAGAAGTAATGACAAGAGTTAAGGAGATTGAACAAAAAATGGAAAATCAACTTATCTTGGAAAAACTTCCCTCTGATACAATGACAATGACACAAATCAAAAATCTTGTAAGAAAAAAGATTGCTGATGGATGTAAAATTGATATGATTTTATTAGATTACATCGATTGTGTTGTACCTGAGAAAAACTTGGGTGATGAATGGAAATCGGAGGGTTCAGTTATGAGAGCATTTGAAGCAATGTGTCACGAATTGAACTTGGTAGGATGGACAGCAACACAAGGTAATAGAAGTTCTATTTCTGCTGAGGTTGTAACAACAGACCAAATGGGTGGTTCTATTAAGAAAGCTCAGGTGGGTCATGTGATTATATCAGTGGCAAAAACATTACAACAAAAAGAAATGAAGTTAGCAACAATTGCGATTACAAAATCAAGAATTGGTGATGATGGTATTATCTTTGAAAATTGTAAGTTTGATAATGGGATGTTGGACATCGATACAGAATCTTCGGTAACATTCTTGGGACACGAAGAACAAAAAGAAGAAAACAATAGACAAAGAATTAAAGATTTATTAGAAAAAAGAAAACAAAGAGAAAACACAAATTAATTATGACAGAAAAAATATTAACAGAAAATCCCAATCGTTTTGTGATTTTCCCAATCCAATACCACGACATTTGGGAATACTACAAACAACATCAGGCTGCGTTTTGGACAGCTGAAGAAGTTGATTTAAGTGGAGACATTAGGGATTGGCAGAACTTATCAGAGAATGAACAATACTTTGTTAAAAATGTATTATCATTCTTTGCAGCATCTGATGGGATTGTCAATGAGAACTTGGCTGAAAACTTTTATAGAGAAGTGCAATATCCTGAAGCAAAATTTTTCT